AATCAAATGAAAATGCTACTAACTAGACTTGGGGAGGGGTCTAAAATGGTAGTAACAGGCGATTTAGCACAAGCAGATAGATTAAAAGATAATGGATTAATAGAATTCTGTAATCTATTAGAATCTGTATCTAAACTTGAACATATTAATGTTCAGTACTTTGAAACTAAAGATATCGAACGACACGATGCAGTTAAGGAGGTTCTCAAAGTATACGGTGATTAATTAATAAAAAAGGGCCTTATTGGCCCTTTTCTATTTGTGTAACTGCTATTCCTGATTGTTGCAGGAACTTAATTCCTGCATCATCTCTATAGTTTTCACCAAACCACACACGACTAATACCTGACTGAAGAATGAGCTTGGCGCAGTGTATACAAGGACTGTGAGTTACAAATAAGTCAGCCCCAAGACCGCTGTCATTAGACTTTGCCAATTTTGCAATAGCATTTGATTCGGCATGTAGGACCTCATCTCTAGTTACTAGTCTGTATCTACGATTACTTTCGACCTTTTGATCATACTCCTCATAGGGCCACTTTTCTACAATCTCATTGGGATCTAACCAACCGCCGGCATCTTGACTCATGTAATCTTTGTACTCACACTCGTTATCCCAACCAACTGGCATGCCGTTATAACCAATACTGATAATACGATCATCTTTAACTACAATAGCACCTACATTTAATCTACGTGCTGGACTGAGTTGTGCAAATCTGTGTGCTACATCCATGTAGGCTTTAACAAACTTTTCTTTCATAGATGACTTAATCTAATTAAGGTTGCTGCAAGATTAATTTCTGGATCAATAACTAACGTGTGATCTACAAGTCCTTGCTTAATGATAAGAATGGCTTTGTCTTGTTTTTCAGTCTCGCCAAATATTTCCACATTATCGTAGAGCCAACGATAAACTTCTTCCATTTCTTCTGGACGAGCTTGTGAGCATACTAGTTTACGTGCTTCAGAAATTTTACCTTTCTTAAACAGTTCAACCATTTCAATTTTGTAGTCGGCTTCCCCAGTATCACCTTTCTCTGGAGTATGTAAACTACCTTCCATTGAATTCATTTGAACTGTATTAATACATTTACGCAAATCTGGATAAGTTGCTTTAACAAAGGTATCTAAAGTATCTGGATCAAACTCTATTCCTTCTTCGACCATAATTGTTGCGACACGAGCAGTAAATTCTGTAATGTCCACTCGTTCGATATGAAAACCTTGACAGCGGCTGTGAAGAGCAGGGATAATACGATTAGGGTAATTGCATGTAAGGATAAAACGAGCAGTGGTATGATACTCTTCCATAACTCCACGAAGGGCCGCTTGAGCATTGGGGGACAAATAATCAGCTTCATCTAATAGTACTACCTTAAATGGACCAAACGGGATCATTTGGACAAAGTTTACAATCTTATCGCGTACATCTTCGACTGAGTTTGTTCGTGATGCATTAATTTCTAATACATCTAAATCATTAAGATCTAGCTCATTAAAAAGAATTTTAGCTAAGGTTGTCTTACCAATGCCAGCATTGCCACTAAACAATAGATGTGGAATAGTTTTTTGTTTAATCCAACTTTCCACTTGTTGTTTTTGATGCTCATCTCTAAACACATAACCGTCTATGGTCTTGGGGCGATATTTTTCAACCCATAATTCTTTCATATAATTTTTCCTAATCCTAAATAGATTAATGTTTCTAATTCTGTTTGGTAGTCTTGTCCAAGTCTACGCTTTTGATAAATGGATTCGAGCACTTCCTTGCCATCACCATAGTCCATAACACCTGAGCCACGGCTTTCTAATTCTTCAATTAGATCATCTGTATCAAAGTCTGACAAGTCTATATCAACTTCAACTTCTGTATAAACTGTTTTGTATGTCATTAGACACCTGCTTTGGTTAGTTCGTTAAGTCTATCAGCGCAGGCTCTAATGTCCTCACTGAGTTGCCCTTTGCCAATTGTAAGTTCAATCTGTCTAGCAATATTGTGTAGTTCTATAACAAGTTGTGGATATTCGTTCATTTTTTACTCTCTGCGTCTATTACACGCTGTCTTAGTTCGGTTGTTGAAAAACTGTGCTTACGTTTATTAAAATACAATTCAATATCTAAATCATGCCCTGTGAAACTATTATCTTTATATTCTTCACCTAGTATTCTAACATCAATGGGGTAAGAAAGCAAGATGTCTTTAAGCTCTTTTTCAGTAGCATAGACTATAATTTCATTTACAAATTTACAGGCTTTCAACTGTATAAAACGTTCAAACACACTTTGAACTGGTTTATTTTTATGAGGCCGATCAATAGTTGGATCTGTTTGTAGTCCCACAATTAAAAAGTCGCATTGTCGTTTAGCCTCTTCGAGCATGATAATATGACCTGCGTGGAACAAGTCAAATGTTGAGCAAGTAAATCCTGTTTTCATAGCTATAGTATACAGAAAAAAATAGGGCTCGTCAAGAGCCCTGATGTTCGAAAGACTAAAGTTACATTCGCATAAAGTCTTCTGGACTATGACTAGAACCATGTTTTGGAGTTTCAAATGCACCAATAACAGCATCTGCTGGTTCGTCGTCCGAAACTAACAATATTCCTTTGTTATCAATCATTCGGAGGATGGTTCTTTCACCATCCTCGTTTTCATAATCGATACCTCGGGTCCAACGCCCGTGCTCCATTAACAGCCATTCACCAACTTTAACATCTTTTTGGTTAGGACCAATGGCCCATACTTGACACCAGCGAGGATGAATACCTTCGCTCTTGCCATCGTCACTGCGTAGAATAATCCCGCCTTTGGTTTTCTGCTCGTCGAAGTTCATATTGCTGACAAGTACTTTGTCTCCAAGAGGAGTTACTTTACCTTTAACAGCCATGTTAGTCCTTTGCTGGTTTTCGAACGATTACTTCGTCTGGAGCAGTGTTCGGATGATCTTGATAGTATTCTTTTAGAACATCTTCGCGTTTGCGAATAATTTTTCCTCCAGGACCTAGTTCATCACCCCGTGCATTAACTTTTACGTTACTTACTGCTACAGTCATCTCATTCTGATTAATCAATTTATTCATATCGACTTCTTTGCCTTGCATTGAGCGATATACTGATCTTTGTTGTTCTTTCATTGCCATGTTAATCTCCTTGGATTATAATAGTACTTATCTCAGGAATTCCTGCCAGTCTAAATTATATTTAACGCTGTTAATTTTATGGACGCCTATCAAATACAGAGCATAGCTGGCTACACTGGATCCTCTACCTACTCCCCAAACAATATTATTAGCCCTACAAGTATCTACAAAGTATTTGAGCCAGCGCAACAAATCCAGCATATTACGTTCTTTAAATGCTGCCATTTCTTCTGCAACCCTTGTTGATTCTGGATCCCATGGGGGACACTGTTCTATTAACCATTGCTCAATATCTAGTGTTTTATATTCGTCGGGCATAAACCAATCAGTTTGAAGACTGCTATCGTATTCTTCAATGCTGATATCATAGTCATCCAACGGCTTCCAGAATTTTAATTCTAACATTTCTTCTAACTTTTTGATATCATCGCTGTATTCTACAAACATTTCAGGCGACAAAGTTTGGCCTTTGTATAAGGCTTCAAATATGTCTTTGTCGTTGAATATGGGATTGCTAAATTGATCTAGGCGCATAGCCTATATTTTAGTTGACTTTAATTAAATTGTCAAGCTCTTTATTGCGATTTTGATATTCAGTTTGCCAAGAGCGACTTCGACGAGTTTGAAGTTCGGCTTTGTAAGCATCGAGTAGATTTGAAATCTGCATTTGCAAATCTGGATTATGTGTCATAAAATATTTGCGAGTTAGATCTTGCATTTTATTTTCTAACTCGCCGTCTTTCATTGATTCAAAATTTAAACCTAATGGGTGCATTATGCAAAATAACCAAGATATTTTAAGAATACAGTTGAACCGTTTGACAAATATGTCCATGCTTCGACAACATGAACTCGATCATTTGCGCCAATGGTAAATGGACTAGGAAAAGCACTATCGTACTTTCGAGTACCTGAAGGAGTGTTGCTAAATGTTACTGGCTTAGATGTAAGACCATCACCTTTGATATGTAATCTTACAGATGCATATTTTAAAGTGCTAGTAGTAACTGGCCAATTTTTAAACACTAATGTATAAGAAGTTCCTGTACCTAGAGTAATCACTTGTAAAGGACCTGATTCTAGATCAATGTCAACTGTAACTGGTCCAGGTCCTCCTACGGGATTTACAGTTCCTAAATTAATAGCTTTACCGTAAAATTCATTGTAAGTTGCGTTAACAATGGTATTTCCTAGAAAATCGTTAGTAACTGGGGTTGAGTCAGCATTACCAAGTTTTGCAGTATATGTTTGTAAGTCCCCAATTTCTTCACTAGCAACTTCGAGTGCAATTTTAATATTATTAAAATTATCTCGAAATCCTTGACTATTATTATCAATACCTGCAACTGGGTATTCTGGGTCGATGTTAGTTGTTGAAATTGCACTGGTCATGTTATAGTATTCCTATCGTTTTTAAACACTAGATATTTATCGTTAGCATAACCGTCCACTGCATCAATTATGTATCGATCAATTGTGTAGTCTAGCTGTCTAAAATTAAATCCACTGTTTTTAATATTGAGTATAATATCGTCTGCTGTGCCAGGTTTACAGAAACAAATTGGCACAGCTAGAGTAAATCCTATCTCAGCCTTAGTCCCTGGCTGTATGCTTCTCATCCATAAAGGCAAATAATTACGTTCAGTTTCTAGCCCGTTACCGTAATCATCTTGCCAATTTTTAATATTGCTCTGCCAATTGCTAATACTATTAGGATAAATTTTTCTAGTATTTTTATCACTGACATTAATACTAGTTTCGTCTATGGTAATTCTTGGATCTGGTCTGCGCCCAAACGGATCATTAGAAATTCCTAAAATATCAGAATTTCTACTCCAAATATTATTGCTTGAATCAATAGTAATGGTATTCGGATCGGCACTGATATTTAAAATGTCTTTATTAAGTTTTGATTTATTTGGTTCTAATGGATCTATTATTTCTACGTAGATTACTTCATAAACTACATTATTTGTTCCAGGATAGATTGCATAGGCCTTTTTAACAGATCCGAAGTTAAATCTTTTACGTTTGTGATTTAATCCTATTGCACTAACATACTTGGCTGCTTCGACAGTTTCAATACCAGCATAGACAATCATTTTAAGTTGAGTCTGTATGCCAAAGTCTGGATCATTTGGACGGTATATGCTGCTAGGTGTAAAAATTATATTGTTATTAACAAAGGATTTAAGAATTGATCTTTGATCCAAAGATAAGAACGGACGAACTGTTAGGTTGCTGTAGAGTTTATTATTAGGAGTAGTTACATAAATTGTAAATTCTCTAGTAATAGCACTGAACCCATACTGATCTTTAGCCTTGGCTGTAAAGGTATATGAGCGATCAACACTGGTAGTGTCACCGTCAAAGGTAGTAAACACTTTTTCAGTTACACCTGGAGTTGGTGGTTCGTCGTAGAATCTAGTAAGGCCTGCTCTAGTTTCGTCACCGTATTGATTTACTTTGCCAATAATCTCACCATCAGGTGTTAATGTTAACCCAGGAGGAAGACGCCCGGCTTCTTTAGTATAAACTAGAATAGCATTTTCAACAGTAGTCTCTGCACGGATACTTAGATTGCTAATAAAATTAGCAGGTACAGTTCCTAGATCTGGATTAGTTAGCCAGTTAATTACACTGTCAACCTCGCCTAGTATATCAATATAAAATATTTTTGTAGATAAAGAATTATCTGCAATGTTAGGACTGTATCTAGTTGCAGTTACACTAAATGTATATCTTTTTGTAATTGCTGGCTGATAAGGTACTGCTCCAAAAATCTCACCAGTAGCAATATCAAACTGCATACCTGGTGGCAAATTATTTTCATCGTCAATTGAATATATAACTGGCCCAGTATCCGGAGTTTCATATATGTCTAATAGCAACGTAATATAATTATTAGCACGATAAAGACCAAGGTATTCTGGAGTTTTCCAAACTGCTGGTCTTAAGAATGTGTTGTCTGCTCTGTATAATCCAGTACTTGAAGGTAGAACAGAGTTATCTGCTCGCATATAGTCGTCGGCTACAACAAATATTCTATATTTTTCTCTAGTAAAACTATCGCCGTCACTAACTGTAATGACAAATTCGTAGTTACGATTTAGTCGTCTAGGGGGATTTGTAGGAACACTATAATCAAAGAATACTATATCATAGGTAAAACTATCATAACCGTTGCTAGGTCTAACACCAAAGTCGTAGGCTACACCATCAAATACACCGTCATCATAAGATCCAGTACCGTCAGTAATTTTAATAGCGTATGCCGGTTGAATAAATCCAGACAATAATCCAGTATCACTTAGTGTGAGGCCGGGCGGTAGTTCTCCATCACCTTCTGCTATAAAATGATGTAATACTTGTCCAGCAGATGTGTCAAAATCAACAGTGTCAATTTGGAATTCAATATAACTTTGATCTAATGCATAAAAAGCACTGTTTGGACCTAAAGGTAAATCACCTGGCGGAGTAGTAAATGATGGCGAGTCAGCACCATTAATTTTCATTGTAAAAGTGCGATCAGAAATACCTGAGGTGCTCTTGGCTCTTATACAAAATTTAAATTCTGTTGTTCTAGCTACTTCAAATGGAGTACCTAAGACTTTATTTTCAGACAGTCTTAGACCTGGAGGCAATGAACCTGAAATGATAGAAAAAGTAACACCAGATAAACTGCCTGTCGTTGGAAGTGATAGTCCAGGCGTAAATTGTGTTCTTTCTTCAAAGGTACCCAAAGAGTACCCCGAATTCTGACTCCATACTGTTAAAGGCATTTTAAATTACCCTAGTGTTACCCAACCGCTACCTGTGTAGCCTTGGAATGTTCCGCCCTGTAGTACAATCATACCTGCTTCTGGAGGGCTAGGTAAAGGATCGCTTCCGTAGTTTTTAACTTTAATAAAACCTAGTGATCGGATTCCGCCGCCGTCGAATCGAGCAACTTCTGTAGCATTAGATGACACAACAATGACACCATCACTGGGATGTGAAAATCCTGTATCAACTCCGCCATCTGTTGTAAACGCAATACTTGGAGCACTTGCTGTACCATCTGGGAATTTAGCCCGTAGCGCAAAATTTGTAGCAGTAGAAGTCACATTTATTGCGTCTACTAATATTCCAGCAGCATTGGCAACACTGATAGTTAGATCTGCGGGTACAATTCCAAAATCAACTGTACCTGTAACTGTAGAACGAATTCTAGCACCTGATGCATATCCTGTAGTTCGACCAGGTCTAAGATCCTTACCACTCCACAATAAATCACCTAAAACATCACCTGTATTTACAGGAGCAAAAGCATCTTGAGTTCCGCGAACCTTAGTTAAGAATACTGTAGGCCCTTCTGTATTTTCGTAGATATTTGTAAAGCCAACTGTTGGTGCAACACTAGATGGCACAGTTTGAGCCACGGCTAATGCGCCAGTTGATTGTTCGTTTCCGTAAAACGGTCCAATAGTTAATTTACCGTACTGATCCCATCGTCCTACGTCTTGTAAAACTTTTCCGTTACCAGTAACGCTGAATACTAACCATCCAGGATAGTATCCTGGGAAACCAGAAGGTGCTCCGTCACTGCCTGCACTAATACCTGCGGTAATAGCATACCCACCAGGTGTAGTACCTTCGGATGCATCATACGATGCCCAAATAATACTGGCATTAAAATCTTGATTCTGTGTTACAGCCGGTTCAGCTTCAGTGCCTCTCGCACGTCTAAATACCATCCAGCCACCATACTGATCATCGCCATATGAATCAAATTGAGTCATATACTGTGTAGGGAATGTAGCAGTTATTCTAAGTCTACTCTCAGCTAAGGTTAAAGTTTTGCTAACGCCATTCCACTTTAATTCAGCAGCATCGTCTACTTCAGCAGTATTTCCAGTGTAGTAGGCCAGTGAGTTTGTTGAACCTACGTTTACCTTACCTTCTGGTGCAACAGTAGCAGACAATCTACCAGTGGTATCATTGTAGGTAAATGTAATTCTAGTATGGATACTGTTATCGGGACTGCCTACAGGATTTGATCCTAGTAGTGCTAGAGCAGTTGCATCCTGAGCACGTTCATCAGTGTACCATTTATTAGTTAATCCTTCTGGAATATCGTCAGTAGTTAGTTCTACTATGCCAATTTGATTGTTAACTTTAACCACAGAAGATGACACAAGATTAGCGTTGCCTTGATCGTCGCCAACATACAGTCCTTTGGTATCTGTAGTATAAAATAATTCACCTTCTACTGGTGCAGGATCCATGCTGCCTATGTTAGCTCTTAATCCTCTTCTAATTCTAAATGCCATGTAATTCTCCTAATTTCTTAAAATACACCCAGATCAATTCCGCCAACGTAGGGATTTTCAAATGTACCTAGATCTATATCATGATAAAGTGCTTGTACTTGTATGTTAAGATCTCTAACATCAACTCCGTACACACTAGTTTGTACATCGCCTATGCCCACAATATTATGGCTATTTAAATTTAAATTCCCACCTAGTACAGGATTAGGGTCACCTTGAACTGCTCGCAGTCCTGTTACTGTAAGTGTTGTTGAATCTGAAGAAACAACAACTCCATATAATCCGCCATTGCCCTTAATTGATTTTAATTGAAGTTCTGTATCAACAGTGCTTGCGTATACCCCCTCGCCAGTGCCAATATTAGCAGTACTAGTAAGGGTTAAATCACCAAACAAAGAAGCAAAGTTATTGTTAACTTTCTGAAAAGCGGTACGCAGGTCATCGCCTGTGCCGTCATTAGCATAGGCTCCTACTACGATTGTTTGCAATGGATCTAAAGACATATTTTCACTCTCTTTTATTATTTAGCTGGTTTTCAATTAAGGATTGCGTACGGCACTAATTAACCAAAAATCGCTGCTCATACGTGTGTCTTTAATAACATCGTAGGGCATATAGAAATATCCATTGTCGCCCCAACTTGTACCCCAACTATTACGCACAATAAATCTACCCGGGCTTCGTCCTGCAACTGGCATATTATCATTGTAACCTACTATACAGACAGCGTGTCCGCCGAGTTGTTGTTCTGTTGCAATATTAGGAAAAGGCATCATACCTGATCCTGTTTGCCCGCTAGGAATATCTGCCCAAACACCTTCAAAGCTATCGTAAACCGTAAAACCAATAGTTACGGGATTACCTGCTGCTAGTGCGTTCTTAACAGCAGCAAAATTTGTACAACGTTGATAGCCAGTTACTTTGCGTTTAAGAGCATCTGTATAGGCTGCGGTAGGGGGCTTAGTGGCAAATTTACTAGTATTATAGGGCCACAATGTTTCCACTGGAGCACCTTTTGTATAACATACTTTAATACCATCACGAATGTAAGCACCTGAATCATATCTTACACTGCCTATCAGTACACGTTCTTCATAATAGATAAACAAGCGACTAATGTCTTTACCGGATGCAGAGTTTGCTTTACGTTGTATTAGTTCAATTTGACCAGCAATAGCATTACCAGTACAAGACCCAATATTACCTTGATCTTCAATAGGACTACAATACTGTCTTAGATCAACAACAGGAGCTAATGTTAGTGTATTGTCTAGTTGATACAAGTGATCCCTTGCATCTGGAGGATCTGGAATCCAGCGATACTTTCCCAGTAGACTAGGATTAAAAATTCCTGCTACATTAATCTTTGATAAATTTACGCCTGTTGTTTTCATATTCGCTCCCTTAGATCAATCGCTCAATGCTGATAAAATTATTACTATAGCCTGGGCCAATCATCAGCGTAACCCTATAGAATCGCCAGTTTGTTACATCATTAATCAAGTATGTTGAGCCATCACCTTGGTTTGGAAAACTCCAACCAAAATAAGACCCGCTAGGAGTTGTTGTATAAGTTATAGGGGCTGTTGTTGCACTACCACCTACTCCATTAACATAACCAAATGTACCAGAAATATGTGCTTGGAATGATCCTGTAACTGCGGCCACACTTAATCCTCTATTGCCACTTGTTGTTACAGTACATTTAATATTTTCTAGTGTTACAAATGTTCCAGCGTTTACATAAGCACTAATAAATCCTTTAATACCTACGCCTGCCTCACCCTGGGCACCAGGTGCACCAACTAGTCCTTGGATACCTTGTTCTCCTGTATCGCCTTTGACTCCTTGAATGCCTTGTAGTCCTTGAGGACCTGTTGCACCAGTGTCACCTTTAGGACCAGCAACACCTTGAATACCTTGTGCTCCAGTATCGCCTTTAAGTCCAGTTGGCCCTTGTTCACCTTGAGGTCCTTGAGCACCAGTAGCACCGTCTAAACCGTCCTTGCCATCCTTACTAGGTAGTCCTTGTTCACCTTGCGGCCCAATTGGCCCTTGAATTCCTTGTTCTCCGTCTTTACCAGGTGCACCATCTACACCATCACGTCCTGCTGGGCCTTGTTCTCCTAGTTGTCCCGGTTCTCCACGTTCTCCTTGCGGCCCAACAGTACCTGGCAATCCGTCAATGCCATCTCTACCCGGTGGACCTTGTCTGCCATCTACACCTGCATCACCTTTAGGTCCTGTTGGTCCTACAACACCTTGACCTACAGCTAGTCCGTCGAAGGCACTTGATAAATCGTCTACGTGATCGTTAATAGCATCAATAACTTGTACTAGTGGATTAGCGGGGTGTAGACCGTTTATTTCTATTTTTTTAAATGACATTATAATTCCTTTTACCAGTTAGTATCAGTCCATACAGTACGAACCCAGATGTCAGGTTGTACCCCGCTTGGCCCAGTGAATGTAATAGGGCCAGATACAGTAAAACTTTGATCAAATTGAACAAAGGTAACACTTAAACCTATAGTTACATTTAAAATATCCGCAGTTCCTACTATGCCCCCACCGGTAGCAGTCCATTCTGTAGTTACAGTATCAACATCACCGCCTACTACAAATTCCTTAGTATCCCCTGGCACTCCAGAATTACTAGATGCTGAGAAAGAACTTCCGCTAGCAGACACATAGTTTGCAGTACAATAATAAATGTAATCACTGTCAAACGCTACCATACCTAATTTATCGCCTACTGCTCCGTAACTATGTTGGGGAACTGTAGTAGTTGGGAATGTTGTTCTACCAGTTGTATCAAAGGTCCATACTTTACCATTAGAGTTAACTTGAATGTTTATTGCTGAAGTTGTTTGAATAATAGCATTGTCAGCACTTACACTCTCTGGAAGATTTAATGTACCATCTGTGCCAAAAGTCCATTTGTATTCGCCAGTTCCACCGTTGTTCCAACTAGAGTAGATTTCTACATTAGTGGGGTTAACATAAATGTTACCAGCACCGGTGCCGTCACCATCAGTACCATATGAGTATAGATAGATTGATTTTTGATTTGTAACATTATTACTACGAATGTTAAGACCGCTATCAATACCTGCTTTGTCAAATATACCTTCACCCTGAGGTAATGTTAATGCACCATCTGTGCCAAACTTCCAAGTATTATCTCCATTTCCTCGTAGACTAAATCCATCGCCGTTAGTATAAAAACCACGACCACTGCTATCACGAAGGTCCAATGCCAGTGTAGTACCATCATTGACTTTAAGTTGTCCGTTATCACCTCTCACAAATCCAGCACCGCTTGGAAACACGGTACTACCATCATTCTTAAACTGCCAAAGTTTCTGATTGGTGTTGTATTGTGTGGCAATATATGCACCGGTATGATCCACATACATCCAAGATTCTTCTCTATGTGCGGCATCTGGTCCGATAGTAATACCAGTATAGTTTGCATCGCCTGTACCGTAGACGCCACGTAGTGTGCTACCATTGATAATACTTTGATCTGGTAAGTGTATGACACCGTTAGTATCTAATTCTAGTCTATAGTGCTGTGTGGGTTGTGTTTCGTTTGTGCTGTATAGTTTGTTAGTAACAATCTTGTCTGAATTATCTAAACCAAAGCCTTCACCAAAATCTGTAATATCAGCACCTACTAATACACTATCGCCATTACTGTCAACGATGCCTCCACCTTCTGGCAATTCTAATATACCGTCATCTCTAAAAGTCCACATATTATTGTTAGACTCAATGGTAGTTTGTTGTGCAGCAAGTTCAATGTTACCTACAGTTCCGTCATTAGGTAATCCCGGACCGCCTGCTTCAATTACAACATTGCCGCCTACTCCGCCATCACTACAGTTAGCACCTTTGATGTATACTGGCATGCCAGTGTCAAAGCCGCTCTGTATTACAATAGTACCACTGTCTGGATCAATGTCAATAAACTGTACATCATCACCTAAATGGTACTTTGTTGAGGTATCAGTAGTGTATAGTTCAGTAAAATTTTCATTAATTTTAACAAACGCATTGTAAAGAGGATCTCCGTTCCCTTGATTAGGATTTCCAACATTTATTATTTTTTGTGTCATTATAGTCTTCCTACGGCAACTTCGATAATGCCAACGTCAGCATCTGTCTTGTCAGCCAATGCTTTACCTATGATTGTACCAACCTGCGGAGTAATTGCCTTACAAGCATAACCTGCACGAGCTGCGGTAGTTAGTAAATCGCCTTTTTTAACTGCACCTAAAACTTTAACTGGAACACGACCCTGTAATGCTAAACACGCTCTAGTTCCTTGTAAACTTGCGTTCATAGTGTATGCTGGGTTTTCACTAACAACACCAGCAACTCTAGTATCACCAAATGTTGTTGTAGTTGTAACTTCTGCATCGCCGCCAAATACTAGCACAGTGCCAACTTCGTAGTCTTTGTCTGCTGAGTAGAATTCGGCCAAGTCAGCATAGGTAGCCTGCATCTTACTACCAGCATTTAACTGCCAATCACCTGTGATGTATCCTACGGTTGTTGTTCCGCCTGTTGTCAAGGTCTTTGTTGTTAGTGTTGCATTATTAGTAGCAAAGTCAACATTACCAGCAGCAGCAACAGTTACAGCTTTTACAGTTAGAGTACCTAATGAAGTAGTTAATGTACTACCAGATGCCAGTGACCAATCACCAGTTATAGTACCACTGCTTCCGCCTGAATTAATCTTTCTAGTTTTAAAATCAGCATTGTTAGTGGCAAAGTCAACTGAGCTGCTAGCAGTGATAGTCCAAGTTCCTGTAATACTACCTGTATCAGTTGCACTAGTACCTGTAGCATAAAGTTGTCTTACTTGAATAGAACTGTTAGCATCAACTGCTTTTAAAGTTCCTATTAGAGTAGCAATACTATTATTTGCCGCACTACCAGTTAAGGTAAGAATCTTGCTAGTAGTATTACCTGGGTTAGTTAATTCAATAGTAGAACCATTAATACCAATAAACGAGTTAGTACCAATTTTAACACCAGACACATCAATGTATCCATTGGTGTCAGTTTGTACTAGCGCATTTTGTACTCCAGATACTGCACTAATAGCAGTAATAGTTGTCGAAGCTAGTCCACCACTACCGTTGGTAATTGCACCTGCACTAGTACCATGTTTTTGGAATACTCCGTTTTCAAATACTGACTGCGCAGTTTCTGAAATAGGATTAGCCAATGCACCACTAAAGTTACCTAGTACTCTACCAGTGCCTAACGGAACAATTTGACTTAGTTGGATTGAACTTGATTTAACACCGACCCATCCACCTGACACTGTAAAGTTTGTAGAATCAAAACTAGCAATAGATCCTAGAGGTTTAATTGTTCCTCCAGATCCAGAACCTGTTATGCTACCGTCAATGGTTATTGCAGTCGGCGTACAAGTTTTAACAGTCCATGTACCGTTATATCCAACCACGTTCATACCGGTTATTATAATTCTTTGGCCTGCGGTAAATGCTGCGGTAACTGTTGATGAATAAGTAAAGGTCATCAATGAACCGTTACCAGTAGCAGTTACACTGGTAATTTGTTGTAGACTAGCATAAGCACCGTCAAATCCAATCTTGGTTTGATTAATTGCTGCTGTAGAACTAACAGCCGAGTCAACAATAACACCGTTGTTAATATTGGTAACTAGTTTTCCAGATGAAGTACTGTAGTAAACATTTACTTGATTTCCAATAATTGTACCAGCTGATACATAGGCACCTGCTGCTGTGCTACTAAATTGTACAGTTGAGAATGTAGCATTGCTTACTGTAAATATTCCATTGTACTGGTTTGGATTAACTCCAGTGACAATGATAGTTTGACCAACAGCAAATGGTAAACTTGACTGTGTACTAAATGACAGAGTAACAGTTGTTCCGTTACCAATAGCATTAGTTGTGGTCAATGATGCAGTACCTGCTGGGTTAGGAATATTCTTCCAAGCTGTTGCCACAGTGTCATAGATTAAGAAGTCACCATTTAACACACCTGCAATACTAGTATCTTTTAATTCACTTAATTGGTCAAATCTTGCAACCTGTACATCAACATATAGTTTTGTAGCAGCATCTTGATCGTTACTTGGATCAGTAACGTTGGTAATGTAATGACTGGCCATGTTAAGGTTGCCCTTCATGGATAAGTCACCACCTAATGATAGATAACCTTTACCAATTAGGTTAGTACTTGACACGGCTGTACCGCCATGATCAATACCAAGACGTCGATCAATATAGCCACGAACTGCTGATTGTACTGGAACAATTTCTGACGCATTGTTGGTCATAGTTGAGTCAGTTGAGAATTCACTAACTGTAACACCACGTTTAAAACCAATACCGTCCAAGTTACTCAACGCAATACTTGCTGAGAATGTAACAGTACCAGTACCTTGGTCAACTGTAAAGAATCGACCTACACGGAAAATACCAAATTGGTCAGTTGACACGTGGAATACACGACCAACACCTTCTTCGTAGACTTCACCTGCATAACCAGTTGCACTCTGTGCTGGGTTACCATAAATTTGATATGGATAGTTAGTAGTGTTATATCCACCAGTACCAATATCTAAGAAGTCATGCCCAGTTGCACGAGTAGTTGAAATCTTAACAGTAATCTGTGCAGTTGAACCTTGTGCGTATCCTATACGGAAAGTATACGATCCTGAAGTGCTTAATGGTTTATCAATACCTGTTGCTGGTATTGATAATTTAGTAGTGCCATTGGCATATATTCCAGGATCAGTAGGATAAATTAATGTTACTCTATCAGTGTTAGTAATACTACCTTGAGCTACAGATCCCTGTACACTGGCAGTTCCAGTTTGTGTACTAGCATACGTTACTGAACCATTAGATGATGCAGTAACCACATAGTTACCGTTGTAGCCTGCAGGTACAATATCCTTAATTGTAATAATACTACCTACTGGGAAAGGAACATCACCTGCTGCGGTAGTCCAAGACCCAGCTCCGTTGGTCAACGTCAGTACTGGAGATAGTGTTGAGCTTGCACTTATAGTAATTTGATTGTCAACAATGCTGGCTATGTAATAAGTAGTACCAGCAGTAATATTACTAAATGTACTACCAGCAGTAACAGTCATTGATCCGCCACTGCCGTTGCCTACTCCAAAGTTTGCACCATTGTAAGTAGAACTTACAGAAATTTGTGTAGCAGAGATAATCTGTTTAATGTAATAATTACCAGCGACTAAACTACCAATTGTTGATCCGGCAAATGTAATTGTTTCACCTGCAACCATACCAGTACTTGAACCTATGGTAATTAGATTATTTGTACCTGTAATTGTTGTACTAGATTGTGCAGTAGTAGTGTTGGTTTGCCAAGTAGATCCTGCACCACTACCGCTGATGTTAGCAGTAATCCATACAGTGTTTGCAGCAATACTTCCGCCACTTAGCATCATACCAACTGCAACAGTTCCTGCACCAACAGTACCAACAGTTAGTACACCGCTACTATTAATCGAACTAGTGTTCATAGTAGCAGTGGCATTAAGAGTAGCAGTGGCAGTAGTCGATTGTGTTACAGCAGTGAACTGAATCTTTTCACCAACACCGTGACTAGCAGCAGAAGCAAGGGTAATTAAATTTCCACTACTGCTAGCTGAGGTAGCAGTTGATGCTGTTCTAATGTCACCAAAAGTTATTGTAGCGTAGGTACCGTCACCGCTAACTACAATAGAGTTTAAAGTAATACCAGCAGCAACTTGATAATTGCCGTTGGCAGCGCCTTGAGTAGTAACAGTCAATGTTCCACTAGTTGCACCAAATACACTAGCAGATCCGCCTTTGGTAGTACTAATTTGAATAGTAGAATTGCTAGTAGTGATCTTAGTAATGTAGTAGGTTGTAGAAGTTGAAATACCACCAAAAGATGATCCGGCAAAGGTAATAGTATTGCCAACAGCTAGTCCTCTTGTGGTATTCACAGTAATATCAGAACTGGCCACAGCAGTGGCAGTAGTTGTGACTACATTGCCTGACACCTTCATGTATTGATCAAGTTCAATTGGCCAAGCCTGTGAAGGAATGTTGTAGGTAACATAGTACGGTCCAATACCTACTTTAGACCTCATACTACTAATAGTTATGTCGCCAACACCTGTAGGATAACTCTGTGATGTACTCTTAACCGGTTTACTATCAAGTAACAAGAATGCCGGAACACCGCCACCGTAGATAGTACCAGCAATGACTTGTGATCCAATAGCTGTGCTAGCAAATGTTACATTATCAACGTCGCCAGTTATAACTGTAAAGGTACCGTTGTAAGTTGCAGGACTTACATTAACAATAGTAATTGTGCTACCTGCTGCAAACGGAGCCAATGCCTGAGGAGCAAATGTAACAGTTGCAGTAACACCGTCACCACTAACTGTAGCAGTAGTAAATGTACTACCAGTAGTATCAGTATAACTTAATACTCGATGCGATCTGCCACCAAGTGCTGTAATATAAGTGCCTTTGTTTAATTGAGCAATAGTTGACGCAGAGCTGATAGGTGATACTGCAATTCGAACGTCACCTAAATTTAGACCCATGGTCTTAGTACTATCAATTGGATCAACAGTACTAATACGAGCTGGATCACTGTAGACCTTATAATAGTTAAATGATGTGTCTGATGATAGAACAGATTGGCCAGCACCATTCTGAATAGTCAATGTTTCACCAGTTGATTCAACTAGGTTATAGGCAATAATACGGTAAATGTCTGCTAGGTTATCGTCAAACTGTAAAGCAGTTGAAGGACGAGTTGGATTAACGTTGGCAATATCATCAAATTTAAAATATTGTAATGCTTGAATAAGCACGTTCTGTTGATGATAAAGAGCCGATGCAAGACCAGTTGAAGAAGTATTATTATTGCCACTAGTTCCTAAATTAAGTTGTATAACGTTTTGTGCATTAACAAATGTTGAACTAACAATACCTGCGATAGTTTGAGATCCGCTAGCAGTTCCAGCATATTTTACATAGCTGGTAGTACACTCAGTGACAGTGAACACTCCGTTGTAACCACTAGGGCTAACGCCTTTTACATAAATGGTTTGGTCTACGCTAAATGGCACACTTGCTAATGGCGCACCAGCAAACGTAACAGTAACAATTCCACTAGCATTAGCCGCATTTGCAGTCTGGAATCCAGTAGTACCAGCAGTTCCTGGATCTTCTGTATATCTTAAAGTAATACTAGTTGTTGTACTTGAAGTACATAGATAGTTGCCATTATAATTTTTATTGCTGTTACCAGATACTGTATAATATACACCTAGAGTTGGTGCAGTCTGTGTGGCAATAGTATATGTTACATAGTAAGGACCAGTGCCTGACTTAACTGGATTTCTTACTGCTGCAAGACTTGTACTGGCTTCTGTATAATACGGAGTGTGACCTAATGAAGTAACTTCGTATCTAGTATTTGACTTACCAGCAACACTAAAATCAATCTCTAATTGCGAAATGTTTTGTGGAATGTAATCATAATTGCTGATATAAACAATTTGATCACCTTCGTTCATTTGGCTAGCAGTAGTTCCAATTTTATAAACTTTGGCTACTTGTGTTAAGTTGTTTGAAAGAGTTACTGCATCAGGTAGTTCAGTTACGTCATAGCCTGTAGCACGTAGCCCGTAGACACCGTGCGCATTAGATCCAGCAACAGAACGAATCTGTCCACCGTTGAATGCCCAATAGTGAGTATGACAGTAATAAGTGAACGTTGAAACTTGTTCTGTTAACGCCCCGTTACCTGCAACAATACCATAACCAAGATCATTAACCATGGCAAAGTCATTGGCTAGCATTGACTTGTTACCGCCCATCTCAATATTAATATTGTAAACTGCACCATACTCTGAAGTTAATTCAGCAATGGTTGCTAACTGTATAGTAGATCTTGCTAGTTCAATAGCATTTCTAGCAGTGTGTAATGCTGAGTTAAATCTAGTAACAGTAAATGTTAGGCCAGTTAGCGTACCAGCAGTAGTAGTAATTGCACTTCCACCATAGCTATTAGACAATGTAAACGTTGTTGACCCATCAGTTGCTATGATATAGAATGTTGTTGGGTTGCTATATGTGGGGGTTACAAATGCACCACTGCCACTTTTGATGCCGCTGATTGTAACTGCTTGTCCAGTGAACAATGTTGTTGCTGTACATGAGAATTGACCACCAGTGCCGGTGATAGCAACACCAGAAATTGTTCTAGTTAGTGTTGGTTCAATAACAGTTGGAGCAGCAGACAATCCATTCTTTACAACGCTAATAATTATATCTACTAAATCACTAGCAGTTTGTCCAGCAGCTAAACTACCTGCAGAGCCGCTAACTTGAGTTTCAGCATTACCGCTAGTTATTGATACAGATATATTTTGAGCGATATCTTTCATTATGGCTTTTAATCGGCCATATGCTTCTCCAGTTACAGTTTGTTCGCCTGCAATAGTTGTTGACCCTGCTGCGTTATAGTATGCACGAGCAGCATCAATAGTCTGACTGTTACCACCATATAGTAAGTCGTATACCACTGCATCAACAACATAGCCAACATCTCTACTGCATACTTCGGCATCGTAATTAGGAATAGCAGAAGTATTATAATAAAAATCAATCCAAGCAACAATTTCTGCGCGAATAAAATCTCTATTAGCAATCAACACATTCTTTGCATTAGTGTATCCAATTGCTGCATCTACTGGGTTTGGATAATCTAAATCAGCAGGATCAAATGCAGTTTCACCGTTATCGATAATGTCAGTAATAATACCCATCTCAGTAGTAATAGTACTGCTGTATGTAGGAGTAACTGCAATTGCTAGATCTCGAGCATAGTCAACACCGTATATAGTTTGGGATTTCTGCAGAGTAGTAACACTGGAACTATAAGATCTTAGATAGCTAAGACCTGCTTTGTATGCTTGATAGTTAGAACCAGTTACTAAATCATAGGTCACTGCGTCTAAAATTAAACCAACGTCACGAGCACATTTATCTTGGTCATAGGCAAATGATATAGTGTACGGCCAAGGAGTATTTTTGCTTAGGCCTAATACCACCGTAGAATTTGCACTGTCATAACTTAGAATGTTATTAATTTGATAGCGGAAACCCTGCCAGAAAAATGCACTAGGCGCCTTAGGAGCACGTACATCTAGACCAGAATTAGCACCACCTTTAACAGTAATTTCTGTGTATCCTGCTGGTATAGTTCCACTGGCTGCGCGATATCCGTCAACTTCAGTTATAGTACCTTTTAGTCTACCAGCAAACCCGTCAACAAACTGACCACCAGCAAAGCGTTTTGTGTTTAATGAACCAGAGAAACTAGAACAAACTTGACCGTATGGTGATTTGCTTAGAATTTGTCCTTCTGGATCAAGTACCATAGCAAATCCGCCATGCCCTTGCATTGACAAGTTATTAACACGGGTTGCATCGTTACATAAGAATACGTCAATTAATTTGTTATTCTTAGCAGGACTATTGATGTCGTTAGGGTCAGTTAGGTAATGTCTACCGTAACTATTTGGTTTGTAAATATGCCAGCTGCCTGCTGCAACTGTTTCTGTACTATTAAATGGATAGATAGTTGAACAGTTTAGCAAATTGTTTGCTACAGAATCAACTTGTGCTTTACCAACACCAATTTGTAGAACACGACCAATCCAATCTCTTGGAGCAGAACCTGATCCAAGTGTTGCTTGTATCTTACCAGTTACACCCGATAGAGTAACTGTGGTATTAGTTGCATAGTCCAATGATCTATCAATTTCACCTAATTCCATACCGTCTAATACAGCATCGCGGAAGAAGAAGATTTTACGCCATGGGCTTTGACTTTCTCTATCTCTTGGTCGAACAATAGTTCGACGGAAATCATTACCTTTAATAGAAACGTTTTGTGCTAAACGTATCGGATAATCTTCGTAGTAGATACCACTTTCAACAAATATTGTAATTTGTAAATCACGAACAGTCTCAGCATATAATAATTGTTCGTCTTCTTGGAAGTCAATTGGTTGTAATAGTCTTACAATAATAGTATCGTAAGGTGAGCCAGCACCTTGAGTATAACTCACAATGGTTGCATTACCACCACTGGTACTTCCGATTAATATTTTTCCAGGAATAATATCAGTATTTGTCGGTGAGCCTTGGTCAACATATCCGTTACCGCCATTGGTAAATCTAATCTGCACAGTACCTGTGCCAAATGACGGAGTTGGTGCAGCACCGTAACCAAATTTAATAATGTTTGTTACTATATCCCAATTAGTTGATACAGAGTTTTTGGCCAACGTGCTAGCAGTTAGTGATCCAGAAAAATCTGGTACTACTACTGCTTGATATCTATTGGTAGCAGTTTGATTTAAACATGCCAGTGTTAATACTTTTGCATATTCGATCGCGTCTAAAGTTTCAACATACTGAGTACCAATTGCTATACTTCTAGCACTGGTGTTTCTGTAGTAACTTTTACCAGCATTTACTGATTGATAAGTGCCGCCGGTGATAATGTCAATAGCAGCAGCATCAACAAGATATCCTAAATCTCTAAAGCAGATACCTTCATCGTAACTAAATCCACCAGCGTATTTTACATCAAGATAATCAGTTACTTCATTTGCTATGGTATATTTGTTTTCTTGAATAACTGTTCGTGCTCTAATATAAGAAGCAGTGTAACCAACTAAACTTGGTGTAACTATAGAAATAGTTTCTGGATTAGTGTTTAATACTTCAAGAATTCTATTCCATTTATCGTTAATGTCAATAACAGCATCGCCGCCAAGAATATAAGTAAAATTCTTAGTTTGTGTAGTTAACGAATAAATGCTTGACGGATCAGTATTTGTTGCAACCAATGTACATAACAATTGTGCATAGATGAATGCTTCATTAGCTGCTGACTGCTCTAAGGTTGTTATCTCAAGAATGTCATTGGTATAATATGTTTTTCCTATAGCAGTAGAAGCACTGTTTCCACCGTAGACTAAATCGTAGAGTACTGCTTCAATCGCATATTGTACATCAAAGCGGAATCCTACATTTCCTCCTGGTAGATTCCCGTCATAGACTGGAAGGCTACTGATATATCCAATTACTTCATCTTTAATAAATTCATAGTTGTCTTGAATCAAAGCAGCAGCTTGAGCATAGCCCTGAGGTAGACCGCTAGGATATGTATAATCAACAACTGGTAATTCATCTAATCCATTATCAAGTACATTGGTAATGATACCAAAACTAGTTGTAATACCGGTGATTGCGTTAGCATCATTAATTACGTCATAGGTATCGTTGATGTATGTAATAGTATCATCTTTAATGGTACTCTTGTTACTTTGTATTTCTATTTGCGCATCAAGCAGATCTGGGTCTAATCCAGTATCATCAAATGCTAATTCGGTTGTAGTGCCAGTACCGTTGGCAACAATTTCTGCAATAGTATTAAACAGTGTATCAATGTCATCATCTACATTGGCACCATTTTGAAGTCCTGAATTCTTATACTGTCTATAAGTTTGTTGATATACTGTCTCAGGAGTTAAGTTTGCTACAATCTTTTTGGCAATAGTTTTGATATATCCAATTGCATCAATAGTTGCTGCAACTTCAGTTGATGCAATTTCTAATCCGCCGCCGTAGGAATAATATTGTCCACCAGCATAGAAGCTAGCAGTATTGCCACCGTACATCAGGTCATAGACAACAGCTTCAATCATAAACTTAGCATCACGCTTACAAGTTTCTTTACTATAGGCTAGAGTGGGGTAGTTTGCACCTAAGAAACCAATAACTTCAGCTTGAATAAATGGTATGTTACCTAGTAGTAGATCTCTGGCGCTAGTGGCACCAGTTGGAGTATAAGGGCTTTCTGGTAAATCAAACTCCGGTGCAACTGCAACACCATTTTGAATAATATTAATAATAGTATCAATAGAATTAGTAATAAGTGTTGTAATTGTGCTTGATGCTGCTACAGTTTCTAATTCTAATAATTGTGTTTTAACAAATTCTAAAGCACCAATAGTCTGTGTTAATTCGTAGGCAACTACGTTAGTAGCAGATGCTTGATAGTATGAAACACCTGCTCGAACACTTTGAAAGTTACAACCTAATACTAAGTCGTTTCCAATAGCATCTAAAATTAATCCAGTATCTCGTCTACAGATAGTTTCGCTGTAACTATAATTTTGTATAATGCTTTTAGCATAGTTAATACCGTCAATTGTTTGTACTATGTCATTTGTTCCAGTGACCTCATTATAATATCTTGCTGAAACTACACTGTTATAATTAGTGTCTAATACAAGATCGTATCCAACAGCATCTAAAGTAGCACGAATATCTCTTTGAAAAATATCTTTATTATAGTTAAATTGATTTACATACTTTGTATTAATGTAGGCAATTACTTCAGATCGAATAAATTCTTTATTTTGCTTTAGCAATGCATAGGCATCTTCGTAACCAGTATTCCCTACATTCCCATCTAAGAAATTAACATCGTAAACTGTAGAGTTATATGTATTAGGTGCCTGTGTATAGATAATTGATTGCTTGTAAGGACCAGGCTCATAGTTTGATAAGTTGATTAAATTATCAGCAGCTAGAGCAGCAGCACCAATAGTTTTGTAAGCGTAATTCCAATGACGTCCTTCTTTACCAGCTGGAGTTAACGATTGTGTGTCATCGCCACTGCTAGTACTAACAAACAGATTAACTTGGCTAGACCAACTAGACTTATCCACATAGAATTTTGTAGCTGCTTGTAGGTCGTCTTCTCCTACAGGAGTACCTAATCCAGCTAATCCATCTGGATGATCGTGAAGTGTTAAAAGACCTTCCATGGTATCGCCCTGTCGACGAACTACAGATTTTCTTGGTAGTACTTCAGTTGACACCCAGTTACCAGTTAAATTTTTGTCGTAATCTGGATCAGTAGTCTGTGGAAGAATTGGTTCATCTCTAACACGAATAGCATCTACTGCAACGCCTTCAAATGTTTGAATAAAATTATCGTCTACATAGGCCTTGTTAACAGCTAATTCTCTAACAGTTGTAGTAACACTTTCGCCAGTATGTGTATTGTTAAATGCAGTGACTATGTCTTGACCAAAGTTTGTGTTTACATCAATGTTAGGTACTTTAGCAATACCCTGTGTAGCGTTTAATGGACCACCTAATCTTGGAGCAGGATCACGATACATCTTAGCGGCTTGCGAAGAAACTACAATTTCATCTGCATTAACAGTAACATCAATGCCGCCTTCGCCTACAATATTCTTTGTTAATACTTGATACCCGTCTTCGTCGGCAACAAGTACTCCATTGGGTTTAAATACTTCTCCAGGAGTCCAATCACTAAGACTTGTAATTCCAATTACTCCATCGGTAAGTCCTAGTACTCCGTAAATTTCACTGAAATTTTCATTTACTTTACGAAACGCTTCGCGTATCGCATCACCGGTACCGTCGTTACCTGTTTGACCAATATTAATATCTTGTTTTGACATGTGGATTAAACTCCGAAACTTGAACCGCATCCGCAGGTATTAACTGCGTTAGGGTTTTTAATTACAAAAGAACTGCCCATTAGTTCTTGTTTATAATCGATCTCTGCACCTTGCAGATATTGCATACTCATTGCATCTATGAGGACTTTGAATTCGTCCAAGGGAAAGGCAAAATCGTCTTCATTCTGTATCTCGTCTAAAGTAAAGCCGTAACTAAAACCACTACAGCCACCACCTTGTATAAATGTGCGTAATGACAAGTTGGGATTCCCCTCGTCATACAGAATGTCTTTGATTTTTTCTTTAGCTGAATCTGTTAAAGTAATCATTTTTCGCCTTATATAGGATATTTATCAAAGGCTTTTTATAACCTTAATGTAAATAAACTATGTTCTTAACACATGAATATATCAGAACTGAATACCAACGACCTAGTAAAGCAGGAGTTATGCACACCTATTATAGAAAAAAGACCTTACTGGTCTTTAGATGTGATAATTGTAATGAATTATTTAAAAGGGATAAAGGATCAATGGATCCAAAACGTGTGAATAACAATTATTTTCATGTGTGTAATAACTGTGATAGCAAACAGTTTGCTCAACGTAAAGGAATAGAACAGAAGAAGATATGGGATATGCCTGTAAGCATAGACTTACCTATTGGTAAGTTTTAAGTTAATGATATTCCAATCAATGATCTTCCATTGATTTTCTAAGTACTTCTTTTTATTAGCCTGATAATCTAAGGCAAAAGCGTGTTCCCACCAGTCCACAAGTACTAGGATATCTCTTTTAATCTCATGGTTTGCGATGGTTTTAATTTCTCCGCTACGTGACAAATATACCCAACCGCTGCCCTGTATGCCCATTGCTACCTTGGCAAATGCTTCTTTAAACGCATCGAATGACTTGAAATGCTTTTCAATAAAGTCTAAACAAGCACCAAACGGTGCATTTGCACCATCAGGTTTCTTAAACTGCGTAAAGTATATTTCGTGTAAAAATGCACCTGCTTCGTTAAAATCAGGATCCCCTTCGGCGGCATTATAACGATCAACGTAGGCTTTATACAATTTTCCAAAGTGGTAGTCCATAGTTTTTTCACTAACTGCGGGCTCTAAATCGTCGTGGTCGTAGCTCAACTTAGCTTGTGTTACAGTTTTAGGTTGATTAGATTCTTGCAATGTAGTCCACTTGATAAAATTGTATGTCATGCTGTATTTACCTATAAATAAACTGTCTAGATTATTAAGGAGACTTAAATGGAATATATTATTGCCGGTTTGTTTATTGTTGTTATTGCTTATCTACTATACACTAACAAATCAAAACTTGATGTAAATCAAGATGGTAAAGTAGACAGCGCAGATGCTAAGGCTGTAGTCGATGAAGTCAAAGCCGAAGTGGTAAAAGTTGAGGAAGCTGTTGTTACTGAAGTTAAAGAAGTAGCTACTAAAGTAAAAACAGCAGCCAAAAAAGCAGCCGCTAAAAAATCACCTGCTAAGAAAACTGCTAAGAAGCAGTAATCTTAGATTGTTCATAGAGGGCAAAAGAGGCTAAATTCTTACCCTTGCTCTCGCACATGATATCAAACTGATCGTTAAAGCTCAGTGCCCATTCGTTAACTGCTGTATTCCAGTAGAAATCAGAATGTGCTCTGAGCTTTTGTTTTTTGTAGCCTTCAGTTAAGAGGGACGGAAGATCGGGAAATGTGTGTTGGGCATGTTCTCGGAGTATATCTTCGCGACTAACACTGTAATGCATAGTAGGACGGAGACCGCGCCAGCTATCAACAACCCGCTTAACACGTTCATCATTAGGTTGTATATATTCGCCCGAGTTAACCCAGTGATGATGGATGTCCATAACGATTGGAACAACATCGGCAAGTTCCAAACAGGTTTCAAGATTGTGTGTAATTTCTTCATTTTCGATTGTGAGTGTGTTGCGGGCTTCGGGGGTTAACCGTGCCAAAGCACGACGGATACCGTTGGGACCTTGTCGGCCACTGATATGAACATTAATTTTAAAGTCTTGAAAAGTTTTTCCATAACCCATCCACCTTGCCATGTCTACATGGTATTCAAATTCTTCAATACTACGTCGAACAATATCCTCGCTGTCAGATGCCAAAACAGTAAACTGGCCAGGATGAAAGCTGAGACGAACGTTGCGATTTCGAGCCAAATCGCCCACTTGTCTAAAATGTGTTTCGGCGTAACTACGTACATCAGCTTGACGCCAAAACCAGCTCCAGCTAGACTCAGTATATACGGGAAGGAGATCACTGCTAATACGTACCATCCTAAGTGGTTCATCTAGGTTACCTACTCTTTCTATGAGTTTACGGGTTGATTCAATATTCTGTTCCATTAAGGACCAGAGCTTTTCTACTGCCACATCTTTAGTTTGGCGATTAAGCCAAGCCACGGTAGTCGAACCTGTGTTGTACTGTTTGCAGTCATCCTTGGGTTTAATACCGTTTACTTGATCTGGATTGTCGATCCATTTACAAGCAAAACCAATACGCTTAATCATAATAACCAATCAATAAAAATGGACATAGTGTATTATAACACCATGTCCACTCTAGGTCAATCTATTTGATGATTTAAACAAATAGATCTTCGTTCCATTCTCTGTGTCCTTCTCGGAATGCCATATTACTTTGAGTTTCACGTACTTCTACACGATAACACCAAAGTCTAGCCGCTTCTCCAGGCCCCCACATTTCTGGAATGTAAACACCATTAACATACTTATAGAGCATGTCGCTAAGTCCTTCACATCCTAATTTGGGTAGAACTACAATCTTAGCCATATTCTTTTCTTGTAACAATTTGAATGTTTCCATTTCTGGATCATCCTGTGCAACAATAAGTGTATGATCAAATTGGTCCTCAAGGATCTTTTTAAGTTCTTTGAGTCCACCGTAGTCAGCTGCCCAATTCCTAACGTCCAAATCATTAGTACCAAAGTAGAACTTCATACTAAATGAGTAGCCGTGAATTAGATTACAGTGACTATCACTACGCCATTGGCGATATGCACATGGAAATGCATCGTGATATTCTTTTGTGCTTTGATATTTGTAAGCAATTGGTTGAAGATTTGCCATCTCTAGTCTCCTTTTTATAAAGTAGCAAGTTTGATGACATGCAGAGTATTTAAAGTGGGATGAATGCCATAAAGTCCACTAGGTTTAGTATAATACTTATCTAGTTAAAAGTCAACAATTATTTTAAGCAATTAAGCCAAATGGGCGCCACTGACCTGGGTTGCCTTCGACAATACAGATCCAACCAGCATAACTAGTACTAGATGGATTTGAGTTCCAGCAAATATCACCCTTGCTATAAACACCGTCTAATGGTGCGCTGTCTCCACTGGTAAATTGTTTATTGGAAAAACTAAAAGCACCTCCAATTGCTAGATCAACAGTGCTAGACGGGTTTGATACATTAATTCCAACACGCCCGGATATTCTTACTGGTCGAGTTTTATTTTGTCTATGTCCAATCGAAATATCAGTACTACTAATATGTAAATCAGAATCATGACCTCTAACGATTGTGAATTCGTTATCGGCTATGATACCTGTACTACAGAGAGATATACGATTTGTTTCTCCTGGAAGTTGGATGTCTGTCGATAATACTGTTGATAATTGAGCAGTACCAGCTACAGTTAAATTTTCTAATACACCGACTTTAATTAGATTACTTTCGACTATCGTTGGACCTAATGCGTGATTACTCAACACCAGTTGATTGTTGATATAGTATCCGTTATTTTCAGCTAAGTCGATTGATTCAGTACTGTAGATTCTATCCGGATTATGACCTAATACTAAGCGTCTTACTCTATCGTTTGCAACCCATTCAATACCTTTGCCGTAAAATGTATCATCTTCAGTTGCTTGAAATATTAAAGAAGTACTTCTTGATAGTCTAGTATCAGCAATAATTTCATCAACATATAGTCTACCATTAACACGTAATACACCATTACGATATTCCGAATCACCTATAACAACTTCACCGCCGTTGGTAATAGTAATTCGAGTAGTATCGTCGGTTATTATATCTAAATGATCGTTAGTGTAAGTACCAAATTTAGCTCTGTGTACAGAATCGCTGCCAACAATAACTTCAATATTGTTTGTAATAACAGCTAGTTCACCATTTGGAGACTCTGTGTTTAATCCTAGTCTGCCACTGTCCGAGCTGAAGTGTGCAAAGTCTCCTAATACACTGTCTCCACTAACACGTAGCTTACTAAGTGTGCCAACTTGACGTAGGCTACTTTGTGTAACAGTTGGACCTAATTTATTAATTGAAAGGACTTCGGTGCTGTCAATATGATAGCTCTTTTCTGCGGCAATATCAACATTACTATTAGACCAAATTTTACCGCCTGCCCGGTATACTAACATAGCGTCTACATTAGGTGCAGTAAATCTTAAGCCACGCCCGTCAATTTCAGCTTCTTCTTTACCAGTGAAATTGCCTTTTTCTAAATTGCTACCTTCTAATGTAACTATTCTTGCGGCTCTAATAGTGCCAACATCAAGTGTAGTTTCAACAGTTAAACTTTTAACAGATACACTACCGTCAATTGCGTAGTCGCCAAGATGATGGAATGACCCCGATGTCGAAGCCATTCCCTCGTTTACTATTTGAATAATACTGTCTTGAATTGTTTGTGCCATGGAAAATACTCTCTTTTGAGTATTTATCCACGGACTAGTATGCTTAACTTGTTGCTTTGAGAATGATCGTTTCTTCGTTTAAACGACCGTTCATTTTGGTATCTGTAGCATTAATATCTTCTAAAAACTTACGCAGAGCTACTTTGCCAGCCGCTTTAAACTCTTTGAGCTTTTCTTCGGGTTTACGTAAAGTCTTGCAAATGCTGTCAGTTTCGCTGAAGTTAATAATACTTGCACCCTTAACATTAAGCTCTTGATATGCAGATGCTACATATTTGCCTAATTTACGGCTTTTAGTATTATAGACCCAAACTTCCTTAGATCCAATAATATCCTGTGGATTAATTGACACAAGTTTTAAAGTTTCGAAAGTCTTCATGTACTTGAGTTTAGCTACAATCTTCTCTTTGGGCTGTGCTTTCTTAGCACGTGGCGCACGATTAACTTTGGCCTCTTGCATCAGCATAGTGCAGGCGCTGTCAACTTCTTTGTAGAAAGCAATTAGAGCAAGAATTTGTTTTTTACTACGGTGTTTGTAGCCTTCACGCAACTGCTCATCAGCATTGCCGCTGGCAAGTTCTTCGAGTTCTTCCAAATTGCGTTTGTAAAAGTCGCGGATTGTGCGAGCATGTGCTGCCTTTGCATCCTTGCCTTTAAGCAAATTAAGAACTTTAAATGCCTTTGGGTCAAAATTTTCTGGGTTTGCATTCCAAGATTCAATAGCATCTTCAATTTCTTCAGTCATACGTAAAGCCGTTTCACGCAAACGATCTTGTATGCTAGGCTGCATTACTACAGGCTTAGATACACCTTCAACAACTACATCTTCAACGTCCTTACTACCTTCTTTGATAGCATTAGCAATGGCATTACGCAACCATTCTGTACTATCTTTACCATTGTTAAAGTCTGCACGTTGGGCTTGCATACCTTTGAGCAAGCAGGATGCCAATGCACCCATTGTAGTGTTTGAACGCCAATCTTTAGTTTTCTTAAAAGCGGCAATTGTTTCTTTGTCATAGTCCGCAGTACCCATCCATTTGATAACCTGCGGCTTCATATCCTTGCCGCTGTATTCCAAATTGTAATACTTCATGGAGTTATGAAAATGGTTGTAGAACTTGTCAGTATCCCAAGTTTCGCAACCAGCCCAATCTGGACTATGATCGCGTTTGGTTGTTGATCTAGCAACTGCTGTTTTTTTAGCAACTGTTTTTTTGGTAGCTACTTTGGCCATTTCTGCTCCTGTTTGTTAAACAATACACATATTATACTGTCAAACGATGTTGTTGTCAAGTAAATTTGGACCCGTATATTTGCATCCTCTAATGGATTCAAAGTGTTGTATTTTAGCCACACATTGATCGAATAATTTTGGATCCGCGGGTTCTCTTAGTATCTTACTAAAATAACTTTTTAACATGTCCAATCGTTCAGTGCTGCCAAATTTATTGATATATTCTTGATTATTATTTTCCCAATCTAAAAACTTTTGGTGTGCTTTTTCTTTTAAGTGCATTGGTAAATTTACAGTATCAAAATAATTTGGACTAAACACATAATTTATCATTGGGTGAACTTCAATGCAATTAAGTTCTTTAGAGATAGTGTTGACCCAATCTAAAAATTCAGTAATAACTAGACAGTTTAATGAACTAAAAGTGGTATGTATTTGTATACTAATGTTACCTTGATTAGTAGCTAGCTCGTTAACTTCTCGTAGATTATTTTCTAATTTTTCCCATTTCATTGGAAATCTAATAAATTCATTTATATCTTTGTATCCATCGACACTTACACACAGATAAATCTTTTTAAATTCTTTCCAGCAGTTGATAATTTCTCTAGGTAGTGTTGTTAGATTTGAATTGTAACTAATAACAATATTTTTTGCAACACCTAACTCTACAAATTTCTGTAGGAATTCTTGATGCTCAATTATCAAAGGTTCGCCGCCGACAATGTGTATTCTTTCAACTTTATCAACGTGTTTGTATAATTTTTCAAATTGACTGTTATCTTCAAACCAATCAAGTTTAGCCAAGGCTTTATAATACGTTGGGGTAATTTCTTTTGTTTCTAATTGTTCTTTTAAAAATAGTGTACTATTGAATCCACTACACATAACACATTTAAGGTTACATTTGTTTCCAAATGTAATATCAAGATATGTTAGTTCGACGTCGTTAATTGTGCCGTCTGGATTACATTTACTGATCCAATAATCTTCATGGTGTGTATTTTTAAAACTGTCATTAAACCATTGCCTCCAAGATACTTGTCCTTCGTCTTCTATTTCCCAACATTTATTACAGCTTGGGTGACGCTGATCTTCAATCATATATTTTCTTACTTCTTTGTGTAAAGAATTATTGAAACTTTCATGTAGATCAAAGGTAGAATCTGCAAATGGTTTGTGCATCATTACTCGATTCCATGCATCGTTATTGCAACAGATCCGTTGTTTACCAGCATTGTCAATACTAAAAGCAGTGAATGGATAGAGACAGAAATTCTTTTTGGTCATATATGTTTAGTTATTAAAATGTCAGTACCACAGTGACAGTAGTCTTTTTTACAAACTACGTGATCTGACGGAAAAGAAAATGTATTGAATATGTTACCTAGGATAGGACCTTGGCCACAACTAGCAGCACTCATAGTACCACTAGGGCTAATAAAAACGCTTTCGTTAACATAGCAAGTCCACTCTTTAAAAAAGTTTTTATTCTCAGCAACAATTCTATTACTATTAAGTATCTTAATGACTCCGTTGTCGTAATGTTCTGCTGAACTAACATTCATAGATAAATGAGGTTTAGGCATACTAGTTTTAGTTTCAAAGTTATTTTTACTGAGAAACTCTGTGATCTTAGGATCATTGTAAGTCCAAGGCACTGCACCGGTACTCATTTCTTTTAGTAATGGTACCCATTCTAAATTATAATT